TTTCCTTGATAACCAGCTCCTCGAAGATAGCCTTCATCCTCACCTCCAGGTAGTCGGTAATAAGATGAGAGCGACCTTCTGCATCTGGAGTCCACGAGCCTCCACCGACAAGCAATCCCTGCAAGAACTTCTGAACCTTCTGAAAGGTGATAGTACCATTTGCGGTATCGTCTTTCAGTTTAGAGAGATACATTTTATCGGTTATACTAGCATTAAAGCTATTGGTATTACTACCACCAACCATGCTAGATAGAGATTTAACAGTTTCTCCTTTTACTGCATCAATAATCTGCTTCGTATCACTCTTTGTAACTTCCAACGAATTAACAAGCTCAATCTCAACTTCTGCCAGCTCATCGTTATCAACCTTTACAGAGTAGTTGCTGACGAAAACTTCGTGACTAATAAGATTTCCATCGCTATCCGAATCGCCCTGTATTTGTATTGACAGCTTTGCATTCTCGTTTAGCTTACTTGCAAAGTCGGTATTCTCTTGTAAGAATACGCGAGAAAACTTAACAGAGTAGTTGAACTGGTCTGTATTGTTTTCGCTCATGTGCTTAATAAGAGCATCATCAAGTCGTTTCTCTGCTGCCGTTACAAGAACCTTTGGTGGTTTGATGCCTGTGATGACAAACAAATCTCCCTTTTGCGGTTTAAAGCCAGCACTCGCGTTTGGCATTACGATACCTAGTGTTGATGTGTCCTTCTGAACTGCAATCCATAACTCTTTCTGAGTTGAATCTTGGTTTAGCTTATCTTCGTAAGCATCGCTAGCGTTAGCAAATATATAGTCATTCTTATCTGTGCGAACTGGTTTTAAGTTTCCTTTTTCATCAACACTTACGCAGTTATAAAACTTTGAATTGTCAGCACTCGGCTGATTGTAAATCACAAATGAGCATGCAGGGCATCCGTTACTCTTGATGAGATTTATCTTTGCTGATTCGCTAGCCAAAGCATGAGCAAATAAGTCAAATCCAAAATCACCGTTAAACTTATGTAGCTTTATATAGAAATAGCTATGAATATAATTTCCATCGCTATCCTTTACATCACTATCAGCACTATCAAAAGCAACATCTGCAATCTCTCCAAACAACTGTCCTTCTGCATTTACAATTCCTTTGATAGTTGGCTTTATATTACCAAAAGTAACAGTCCCTTGATGAGGATTTCCTTTCTTGTACAAGTTTACAAACTCGTAATATCCACTACCGCTTGGCAACTTGTGGGTGTTATTCAAAGCATAATAGAAACGCTCTGCACCTTTCGTGTTGCGATATATAGAAGGCATAAGTACCGATGATGGTGCAATCCAGACTCTATCTATTACCGTTATTGATACAGGATTTTCTGCTCCGTTATCAGCGTCATGTAATCCTACATAATAGACATCTACTTTAGACCCTGAATTATTTACATCTTCTTTACGAGAATCGAACTTATATTCAGCAGAATAATATTCAGAAGATGATAATATTGGCATTGTAATACCCAAATCTTCTAAATTATAGAATTTGCCTCCTTTTGCATCCTTAAAGACAAAGTTTCCATAATTAGGAGTATATGACATTTCCAAATAACCGCTTTTCGTGATTGTAAAATCGCTTTTCTGAGCAGATAAGTTTATCACAACTCCGTTAGTATTTATCCTAATAGATGAAGATTTGTATGAAAGCACATAATTTACATCAAATTGATATATACCTTGTGAAACAATATCCATTGATGCTGTAGTACCTACATTTTTATCTGAAATAACATATCCTTCTTCACCAGTAGTGATGTTTTTCCATCTTATTGTTATTCTAGGAGCACCTTGTTCAGTAACTAACTTGTATTGTCCGTTAATTCCTGTGCCGTTATATACACATACGATATTCAAACTGCTAAAATCAACGTGAACTCCACTTTTTGCGTCAACAAACATACGTACATTATCACCAAAAGAATATTGACCATCTGTTGATGATGATTCTCCGCTTGATGCCCAGTAAAATTCACTTGCATAGTTCAGTTTTAATGCTACTTCTTTGCCATTAATAACATTGTATAGAGTAAGTTTGTTATTATAACAATTAGCATTACCTAAACACCCAACCATCTTAGATAGTTGTATAGATACACCGTCTTTATTGATGTTTTCAACATCAAAAACTGCATCACCAAACTCATCATCATTAGGATAGTAATATGGCAGGTTATCAGATGAACCGTAACCTGTTATCATGTCAACTATCTTATAGTTCGCATTCTCCTTTGATACGGATATAAGGGCATCACTACTACCATATTTTATAGGTGTATCTGTTAAGTCGTGCTGTACCTTGCCGACATGACAAACATTGCCATCCCAGTAGTAATCAAGTTCAAAAGTTGTATTGATAAGTTGCAAGACATCAGTCAAATATTGGTCTTCAAATGATACTTCCTTAACTTCATCTGTTCCATACCCTTCATCAACAACAACGTAATATCCCTTGTATTCATCTGTAGGACGATACAATCCACAATATGCCATTGAGCTATTGACGCGAGCAACAAACTCATGGATAGTTCCACCAAATGTGAACTTTGTCTGGTTTGAACGGTATCTGTCTTTATTCTGTGTATCAACATCATCAACGACAACATCAAAGAACAGAGTGTTATCAAGCAATTCTCTTCTAGATGTGAAAGTGATTTCACTCTTCCACATTTTAGACGAATTATCCTTTGTAGAGCTTGGTGTATAGGACACAAAGAACCTATCGTCATTGTACTCTACGAACTCTTCCTTCTTCCATTGCAAAGGCTCAGATGAATATATTGTAGCAGTAAGGGTAGGAGCACCACCCATACGTTTTGCATCGTAGGTATATGATGATACAATAGCAGGGTTAGCTTCCGATGGGAACAAACCGATAATTTCATTACCAGTGTTCTCATCGTAAGTCAACTTCTGTATGTATAATGATTCTGCCTTCATGTTTATTCTTTATTATTGTTTGTATTCTTTGTCATTGCGGTAATCTCAGCTTGTTTTTCGGCACGTTCATCTGCCTCTTCTTGCTGAGTCTGCAATCTTACTTCCTCGTCAGGTGCAGAAACAGTATTCTTTTCAACACCAGTCTTGGTAGAAATCAAACCTGCACCGCTCAATGTACAAAGCATCTGATTCCATGCACTTTCATCGAATGGCTGCCAAGGCTTAAATGATGTACTGATTCTCATCTGCTTAAACTCAGTAATTGCAGTAGGATTCTCACCGCTTGCAACCAACTGCTTTGCCAGTCCTTCCTTGAATAGTCTTGAATGTTTGCTAACGAAATTCTGCCATTCAATAGCTGCATTACTAGCCTCCTCAATATCCAAAGAACGCGTCATTTGAATTGCCAAACCGCTTATATCGCCACTAGACTTAATATCCTTCGGCAAGATAAATGTACATCCTGTAGCAATCTGTAACTGGTCGAGAATTGACTGCATGAACTCAATCATGTTCTGTGGAGAAGGTGGAGTCTTAAACTCTGCGCTTCCATTTCCTTCAATGCTTGTATCATTCAAGATGATAGAACCAGCAATCTTCTTTGCGGTTTCATTGAGCTTACCCTTGATGTAAAGGATTCCCCATCCGTGGCGTTTTTGGATGACCGCAAACAGATTATAGATAATCTCGAATAGCTCGATAAGGTCTTGACCGTTATTCCAAGCAACATCACCACGTTTCGTGATAAGTGGACTCTCTGAGAATCCATGTACTTCCTTGCTTTCCAAACACCATCCTTTCAGTACTTCGTTTGTATCAACGTCTTGAACGAGTACATCTGTAAAATGATAATGATATGTCTTATCGTATGCATCAATGTGTCTTACATTGTCCTCAGTACGATAATAAACGCAATCAAGAAGCGGTTCTCCGTTATCATCTTTGTGTGTGATAATCTGATAACCATCTTCATACGAGAATAGCCTACATTTTACTTCGTTATCCTCATTCATGTAAACGAGTAAGCCCACATCACCATAACTCTGCTGAATGCGTATAGCTTGCATTTCGATGCCATCCTGATTCGTCTCATCCCAGTGCCACTTGAAATCGGCAAAGTTCTTTTTGAGCTTATCAGTCGGATTGCTGTCATGCAAGATATGATTACGTTTATTACCACCTAAACAAAGAGCCTTCTTGTCAACAATACGATGTTGCATAGGAATGCCAAATTTCTTAAACTCAATCTCGCAATAACTGCCATCATCAAGCTTGCAGCATATAGAAGGTAAGTTCGTATCAAACAATACCCTGTGAGAATAAGGGTCTAACTCCTTCGCAAAACGCTCTTGGCTTACGACTATCTTGCTGATATTCGGAAGCTGTGCCTCTTTACGGAAGTTTGTCTTAATATCCGAACCATCAGAAGAGTCATTGATGGTAATAGAGCGCGAACCCCTCAAAAACGGCTTTTTCAGAAGCAATTTTTGAGGATTCTCCAAAAAATCATTGATTATGTCTTGTCTCTTTCTACTCATCGTTATTGTCGTTTAATGATGGTTCAACATCGTTGCTATTTTGTGAATCGTTATTCTCTTGTGGGTCAATCAAACCGAAGTGTCTGCAACAAGCCTTTCTTGACGGCCAGTAATTACATTCTCTATTGGTAGTAGGGCAAACAATATCATGCTTGCTTGGTACTACGATGATTCGTTTCTGCTTCTGTGACTCTTCCATTTCGAATTTGTCATTCAGCTTTACACGTATATCAGTCTGCATCTTCAATGCATCTTTCGGTTCAAGATTTCCGTCACTAAGAGTTTGGTCTATCTTGTCAAGCATTTTGAGAAGCTCGTTTTTGTTCTCTTCTTTGGTAATAGCGTTGTTATTAACATTGCCGATACCGAAAGGTTCTAGAACGTCCAGCAGTTTCTTGAATCGTGGAGTTTCGTAGAATTTCGCTGCATCCTTTTCACTCTTACGATAAGCAAGACGATATGCTAAAGTCTTATCTTCCAATGCGTCACAGAGGATAGCAAATGCAATGTCTTTCTCATCACATTTATCCCAGTCAATCCGCACGGATTCAAGAATCATTTTTATATTTTCTTTTTTCAGCATATATTCTAAAATTAATAGTACAACGTATCATCATAAATGCTCTGTGCATTAGGATTTTTTTCTTCAACATCTTGTGCTGCAAGTCTGAATCCCTCTTGTAGCTCGCTACCATACTCCATATTCAAACATGGGTACATTCTCATTGCGCAAGGGTCGAGCAAGTCCATAGAACGGTCTTTTCCAAGATTTCGATTCATTTCCTTCTTGCTCTGCAACTTCTTCTTTCCGCTCGGCATCTTATCAAAGCGAACTACCGCGCATTCTTCCATGAACTCATTCTGTATGGAAACGCTGTATTTGAGGTTTTGATGCGTATAAACCGCATTTGCAACCTTATCAGAGAAAGTAAGCTGTCCTCGCTTAATCATGTAGCTCAGTCGCAAGTAACATAGGTCTTTTATTGTCATAGCAGACAAGTAATAAACTCCCATTGCCTTTGCTGCTGATATGTAAGGGATAGCATCTGGTATATAGTCGTTGAAATACCTACCTGCCGTAGCGTCATAGATTATATGACTTTCTGCTACTCCCTCGTTAGCCGCAAACAGCCTAGCTCTTTCAGCATTGATTCGCGGTGTTGAATGCATAACGATTTCGTAATTGACAATATGGAATCCATTCCACGACAACATCAGGGTATTATCCTTTCCGAAATCTGCCAAGTCGATTGTTATCCATTTGTCACCATTTACGGCTGGGTCTTTTACGAAGCAATCTCGTGCCGCTTGGCTAGGAATCGGTATATCCTCATCCTCTTCTGGGTCAACATTGAAGTTACCCTCCATAAGAGCTTGTGCCATTCTGCCGCCCGATGCAGCTACAGAACCTAAATAGCCAGAGTTGTTTTCAAGCATCTTCTTGTTTGAACCAAGTTTACCTTGATAGAAAACAAAGCTCTTAATCATTACTTCATATCCAAAGTTGCCGCCAATGGTTTTAAGCTTTCTGTCTATATCTATTTTACATTTCTCATAGACTTCTCGCTTAGACATCCCCCAAACAACATCCTTAACAGTCGGTCCTGCACAATAGAAATATCTGACTACACCATCACGCTCTGGGATGATAAAACCATCTGAACCAATATACCAATCAAGGAATATTCTTGTCCAGTGGCTACGCTTCGGGTTAAGTGTTGCAAAGAACTTACCTGTAAACGTCTTACTCTGTCCTCTGTTTCGAGTCATAACGTATGAGAAAACTTCCCAAGTCATCTCCGTCAACTCGTCAATCGCAATCAAATCGTACTCCCATCCTTTCGCGCGCTCTCTCAACTTATCCATATTGGAATCGTCAAGATACGTCAAATCGACAAACGTTCCATTCGGAAATGTAACGCGCGGATTCTCGCTCTCTCTGATTTTCACATAATCAGCTCCGAATATCTGTTTAAACTTCTCTACGAATCCTCCACCTGCTTTTTGATTACCAAGTGAACGGCGTGAAATCATTGCACGAAAATCTGGGTCGGTCATTAACGGCTCTGCCATCGCAAGTACAAGACCATACGATTTGCCTCCTCCGAGATTTCCGCCACCAAAAACAACGTCAACGTTGCTACTTGCAAAGGACATTTGGAATCCCTCTTGTGGTCTGATTTCAATATCTTTATTCGTATTCATGCTGCAAAGATACCTAATTTATAATATATAATAAAGCGAAATTAATTCTATATTGGTTACGTAACAAATAGAGTTTATAAAAGCCTGCAAATCACCACATTATTTAATTATCTTTGCAGCAGAATTTTAAAAATTAGTAATATGAAGTTTACAAAACAACAACTTTTAGACACCCTAAAAGCAAAGCTCACTGCAAACGGAAAACACCTTTCCATCAGTGAAAAGACAATAAAGAGTTTGAGTGATTCCCACTTTGACCTCTTAGTTGGTGAAGATACAGAGTTAGATGATTTGGTGAAGAAGATTTTGCCGCAGTATGTTTCCCTTAACGGCAACTACGAGAAGGATAATGCCGACTTCATCAAGAAATGGAACGATGAGCATCCTGACACCAAGCCAAACCCAAATGACGATGGCAAAGAGCCTTCGGCTGTTGAAAAGAAGCTTTTGGAACGCTTGGAAGCTCTAGAGAAGAAGGATGCAGAATACGAAGCATCTAAGCTCGTATCACAGAAACGTAGTGAACTTCTCGCCAAGTTCAAGGAGAAAGGTATCAACGACAGTAAGTGGATTGACAAGTACATGAACAAGTTGAACCTCACTAAAGACTCGGACATCGAGCAGGAATTTACCGATGCGGAAGAGTTTTACAACATATCCCACGTAAAGGGCGGTGGTACTCCAGGCAATCCAAGTGGCGGTAATGGAGATAAACCTATCGGTGCTGAACGATGGGCAGGCGTAAACAAAATCCTCGGTACATCAAATCCTGCTGGCAAGTAAATTCGGATAACATTAATTATTAACTCTTTAAGGTAAAAAGATTATGTTGGATAACTTTTTCACAAGACAAGCCAATGGTGGCGCGGTGTTCACTGGTCGCACACTCATTCAGGCACATGGCTCTATTGGAGGTCATAAGAATGTCTTCGTAAAGCTCGTTAAGGGCAGCAAGGATGCGCTCTGTTATCCTACTACGGGTGGCATCTTGAAGAACCCATTCAAGGGTAGAGCGAAGATTTATGCAGGTGACCTCGTTGAGTACACACCTAACATTAACAACACTACTGGTGCAGAGGTAAAGATTTTGAAGTTCTATGAGCTGGCGAAGGATGCTACTGAGACAGACGTAACCTACAAATTGGTTCGTGACGGCTATCACCACATACCGTATGCTGGCGATACTATCATGGTAGGACAGAAAGATTTTGCCACACAAGCAAAGGGTGTCACTATCACCAATGTGGAGAAAACTACCGACGGTTCAAACGATATTTGGCTCGTTACAGTATCAGAGACACTTGGTACAGCACAGAAAGCTGGTGACATTCTCGTAGAAGCAGCAAAAGCAGGTACAAAAACGCTTCCTATGGTTACTAATCCTAATGCTTACGCAGACAAGGATATGGATTTCTTGTATGACGCGAACATGGAAGGGGTTGACGATTTGGAGTATATGCTTACTCCAGCGTTGGCACAAGAAGATACTGTTATCGACCTTGTAGCTATCGGCAATTTGCCACCAGCAGTTCTCGCTCTCAACAAGAGCCGTGTAAAGACTTGGTTCTGGTTTAATTAATCAGACCAAGTAAATGATAACGAACTTATTTTTTTGTAATTAATTGTATTTAGGATATGCAAAGATTTGACATTAACAACTCGGATTGGGCTGCACTCTTCCGTTCAAAAGATGGCGGTAGTGAACTGTTTCAGTCTCTCGTTGACAACTCAGACCTCCTTAACATGGATGAAGGTTGGGCAATGACACAGGGACATATTGCTGACGCACCTACTCCAACAGCGGATGATGGTTCTGCTACTTTCCGAATGACTTCACATAAGTTGGAAGCTGCACCAGTCATGGATATGCGTGCGCCTCTCGGTGATTCACATCAGATGGATGCCGAGGGTGAGGCAGAGTACGCTGCATCTATTCCTGACTTTATCGGTCGTGGCTTTGTAGAGACCGCTGCACAGCGTATCTATAAGCAGAAGCAGTTTGCTCAGTTTGGTAACACAGACCGCATAATCGCTCGATGGGTACGAGACTATCTCGCAGTTGGATTGAAGTCAGCAAAGGCTACATTGAATAACACAACCGCTCAGTTGGAAACAACTGGTAAGATTGATTACACTGGTCTCGGTGCTGGTATCTACAGCAAGCTCTATGATGCTCGCCTTCCAAAGGATAATTTTCAGAAGGCTGGTGCAAAGGCTTGGACTGCCGCAGATTGTAAAATTCTCACACAGATGCGTAAGTTAGAAGACGCTTATCGTGATAAGCGAGGAGGCTACGATGGTGCTCTTACTTGGAAGATGACAAAGAAGATGTACAATGATGTATTCCTTCAGAACCAAGAAGTACGCGACTTGTATGTTGCTTGGTGTAAGGCTAACTATATTGCATACGTTGAGGGTATGCCTATCACTAACGAGCAATTCTTGAAGTCATTTACAGACATTCAAGGTATTTCTCCTATTGAGATTGTCGTTGAGAAGGAGCGCAACAAGACACGCACAACCGACACATTTGTCAAGGGTTGGGCAGATAATCGCGTTGTTCTTCGCCCTGCTGGTGATGCAGTAGAGTTCAAGTACACCGATGTATTGGAACGTGACGTATTCGGTAGCGGCTATGGTGCAAGTACTATTGATACCACTTTCGCAACCATGCTCAACGGTCTTGTTACAGCAATGAACACCACAACCGACAATGGTCGATTGAAGGAGTGGCACACAGACGTGATGATGTCTGCTATTCCAGCTCTCATCTCATTCACTAACCACGAGATTATCCACACCGAGGTAGCTGGTGACGGTGCAGTATCTTAATGGTTAAATACTCACAATATACGATAACATTTAATTCATTTATCTCTCAATGGCAGCATCGAAGTTTGACATATTGGACTATTTGAGCGGCATGACTAACTTTGTCTTTGACAAGTCGGCATTAAACAATGTCGCTTTGGATTGCGGCGTTTCTGATGTCGAGTCTTATTTGGACTTGACAGAAGAACAGAAAGACAGATGTAAGATTGCACTCTTGGAAAAGATTGTATTCGGTGTCTATCAGACAGCATCGACCACAAACCAACATGGCGCATATACTCTTACGGTAGGTGCTCAGACCATTACATCGGCTGCATTGTTGAGTATCAAATCAGAACTCAAAAGACTTTACAAGAAGTATGGAGAGGATGAAAAACTTGAGGCTCTCAATGAAACCGATGGAGAGGTTAAATGGATTAAAGAAACAGATTGGTAAGCTATGTACACTGACAGAAATGCTTTGGATGAATATGCCTATCATGGCGTGTTCTACCGCTCGGAACAAAAACCGAAAGAAGATGGAGACCTTATCGGAAGCGATGGGGATATGTTAGGTGATACTGATACTAGCTCAGACGAAACAGAAAATGTAGAAACTATCATTTTTGAAACTGATTGCGATATTCAGGAAACCAACAAACTCTTTAATTCGGGTGTTGTTACGCTAGGATATACAATCTATTTTCCGATGCCAACGAAAGAAGGAGAAGACGGAAAAGATGAAGAATATATTCCTGAAGGTTTGAATGCAGGCATTCGTTTCCGTGGAAAGATGTACGGAATGGACGTTGACGGAATGGTTATTGGCGTTTATCCGACACAAATGCACGGATGTGTAGCTTACATCAAGGGTACTGACATTTAGTTTTTTCATCATAAGGTAAAATGTATTTAGGATAACAAGGTATGGCACAGAGGATTAATCGCAGATTGTCTCGCATTGAAAATTTCTTTTCGATGCTTCTTACTAAAGGAAAAATCTCAGACAACATATTTGTCGGAGAGTTACCTCCTACAACTAGCAAAGACTGGGATGATTTTGTGAATGTTGACGTAGGTCAGCAAAGAGAACATGGCGGTTACTCCTCTGGCTATGCTAACATTTATCTCTATGCAAGACCAAAGGGAACTCCACTTAGAAAGAACGTTAAACTACTTGACAAGATGGAAGGAATCCTTGACGATGTGATTAAACAATCTAATAATAAGGACTATACAATTCAAGTTCTTTACCGTGATAGCGGATATGATTCAAATCGTCAGTTCCATTTTCAGATGATTTCTGTTTCAGTTATCGCAAGATAAATATATAAAATCTATTAAGTGTAACATTTAAAACTCATTATATTATGGCGAAAAAGGTTATAAATACTGGTGCGGGAGCTGTCAAGTTCATCAAGCCAGATTATATTGTTGCCACATTGTTCGATGGCACAGAGACCGATGAATCTGCTCCAAAGGGTGATTCTTACATTCTTGAGGATGTTATTGAGGACACTACATCTATTTCACAAGATGATAACGACACCACCGATATTGAGTGCGAGACCTCTGACTCTCCTATCATTTCCATTGTTAAACTTGGTAAATGGCAGTTTGCGGCTGAGATTGGTGATACGCAGAAGGAGCTTTTGGCTGCATTGTGTGACTTTACAGACGATGCAACAGGAAAGAAGACTCTTGCACCTTCTACTTACAAAGCAAAGTATGCAAAGATTGATGTTGTACAGGTTCAACCTAATGGAACCACAATGGAGGCTTACGTTCTTCCAAAGGTTCAGCTCAATTCTAAGTTGACTATTGAGTCTCTCAATTCAAACTTGGCTCGTATTGCATTGGCTGGTACTGCCAAGGATATTGCGCTTACCGTTGGCGCTAAGACTGTTCGCACACCATTCTATGTTGACCACAACTATTCATTGCCAACTGCTAGTGAGTAATGTAGATTCTTCAACAATTCTCGACTATATACAAGGGGCGGCGGCTTTTATGCTGTCCGCTCCTTTTTAAGTTTTATCATTTATGGCTGAAACATTATACAAAAAAGCATTAAAGCTTATTACGAAGGAATTAGACAAGGATGCAAAGAATGTGTTAAGAGAATGTATTCAAGAAATTACATACACACATCAAACGCACAACCTCTACGATTCTTACGGATATGGCATTTATGTCGAAGGCAAGCTTGAAAAGATAGGTTACTTATCATCCTCTCCAAAAGCATCCAAAGGCAAGAATTGGTATGGAGAAGAGATTAAAGGTCGTGAAGCGATAAACGAATATCTCAAAAACGATTATTCCCCTAGTGGAGTAATTGATTTGGCTGTTGTTGCGACTATGCCATACGCTAAGATATTGGAAGATGGCGGTGGTAATCTGAAACAATCTTATAGAGTCATTTCTATGTCGTTTCAAAAGCTACAAAACCTATCCAAGAAGTATAATGGAACAGTAAGTGTGATTAGAAAGTAATTCATATATATGGGAAAAGTATATAGAGCACAAAAAGACCCGAATAAAGCTAAGAAACAAGCTGTAGAAGACGAGAATAAGGTGTTACCTAGTTCTCCCTTGTCTGATGCGGCAATGGAACGTCTGGCGCAAATTATGAATGATTCTCCTACAATTGTAAAACTACAAGGCACAGAGTGGGAGATAAGAGCATTGAAGCCAGGCACTCAATGGATGATTGCAGAGGAGGCTTGTAAGATAGTCAAGGGCGAAAACTTATCAATGGGTGACGTTATCAAGGAGTTTGCTATCAACATTCCATCGGTGGCAAGAGTAATCACACTATCCTTGCTAAATGACAAGAAACGCATTGATTCTGAGGAATACCAACAAGTTTACGACCAGTTGCTTTGGGGCGATTACGACATAAAGGATTGGGCAACATTACTCGTTGAGATTCTCAATTTGCTAGATGTGGATTTTTTCTTCGCGAGTACCAATGTGATTCAGACCGTCCGCAATCAAGCTCTGATGAGGAAGAAACAAGCAGCCGAATTATCCCGTCACGAACAGAATACGGACAAATGATAGATTTCTTACGTGCCAACACATGGTGCTCGCAAGAAGAATATAAATGGAAAATGACTGTTCCTCAGATTCGTCTTGCGTCTATGGATTTTACTCATATTGAATATATTTCGTCAGACAGAGACAAAAATCAGAAGAACGACAAATTAAAGAATGCAAAGGTAATCAATGGTGCAGAGGATTTACGAAATCTCAATGACCTTGGAATACCTATTTTATAAACTCTTAAACTTTTGAATTATGGCAGATTCAGCATTAGGAGCAGCTCTAACCATTCCTAAAAGTGCGTTAGATGCTATAGAACAAGCAGACAAAAAATTGAAAGACATACAAGATACGGCTAAAAATACCGCGTCTAGTGTAACACAATCTTTCAAGGATATGTCTGTTGGTACTAAGCCGTTCCTTGATTCTTTAGACCAAGTTATAGCAAAACTTGCAACAATCAACGCATCTGCTTCAAATGCAAGCAGTGGTATCTCAAACGTAGGTGCGAGTGCAGGTAACATGAACAATAACATTACGTCAGCAGCACAGAACATTCAAAATATGGTAGCACAGCTATCTAAGATGAATGGTTCTGGCACTAGTGGTATTATGCAAGCGGCACTTGCATTTCAGAGATTACAGGAATCGGCAAAGGGTGCTAGCGGTATGAATATTGCTGAGTTAAAGCAAGAAATTGGTTCTATTGAAAGTATGTTGCGAGATACAACACAAAATCTCACCAAGGCAGACCAAGATGCACTTATTAAGCGAAAGAAGTCATTACAGGATGAGTTACGATACCAGCAGCAGATGTATAATGAACGTGCTGTTGCTTTTCAGAAGGCTCTTGATAAGATGGTTAGTGCAGAACAATCTTACAACAACAAACAGAGAAAGGCATACGCTGATAGAGCAAAAGACTATCAGACGAGAAATAACAAGGCAAACACCACATATCAAGGCGCGCTTGATTTCTCTGCTACTGCAAATACGCTCAACCGCCAAGTACGCGCTATAGAATATCTGAAAGAGGCTCGTATGAAGTTGTCTCAAACCGATGCTGATTATAAGCGAAAATTGGATATTCTCAATGCTGCAATTGAGCAACATAACAAAAACTTGAAAGAGGCTGGTGTTAATTCTCGCGCGTTGACAGAACAAACATCATATATGGCTGGATATATGTCACGTTGGGCACAGCGTATGGCATTTGCATTCTCAGTGGGTTCTGTCAAGAATTTTGTCGAGCAGATTGCATCAGTCAGAGGTCAGTTTGAACTTTCAGAGCGTTCACTCGAAGCTATCTTGCAGAACAAACCAAAGGCAGACGAGATTTTCAATAAGACTGTAGAACTTGCCGTTAAATCACCTTTCCGTATCAAGGACTTGGTGGATTACACACGACAACTTTCCGCTTACCGAATTGAGTCTGATAAACTTTATGATACAACCAAGCGACTTGCCGATGTTTCAGCAGGTCTTGGCGTTGATATGGGAAGACTTATCCTTGCATACGGACAAGTCAAGGCTGCTGCATACCTTCGAGGTTCTGAGGTTCGTCAGTTTACTGAGGCTGGTATCAATATGTATGGTGAGTTGCAACAATACTTCAAGGAAGTTAAGGGAGAAGCGTACACGACTGCACAGATTGTTGATATGATTTCCAAGCGTAAGGTTACATTTGAGGATGTTGAGGCAATATTCCAACGCATGACCGATAAGGGTGGAACATTCTACAATATGCAAGAGATTCAGGCTGAAACTCTCCAAGGTAAGATTTCCAACTTGAAGGATGCTTTCGATGTGATGCTCAATGATATTGGCAAGGCTAACGAGGGTACAATGAAGGGAATGGTAAGCTGGGGTACTTCTCTGCTTGATAATTGGAAGGCTCTTGCAGAGATAGGAAAAGCCCTTATACCTATTCTTATTGCTATAAAGGCTAACTCTATGTTTGCAAAGACTAGTCTCGGACAAGCTTTCTCGCAAGCATCTGGCACAGGTATCGTGAGATACAAGGCTCTTTTCGTAAATTCCTTAGATGGAATGAAAAAAGCTCTTAAAGATTTTGGCGGTCTCGTTAAAAGTTCATTATCAGGTATAGGTGTAGGTCTCGCTATTTACGCTGTAGCAGAAGTAATAACTACCGTTTATGATAAGATTTCCAAGTACAACGAAAATGTACGTAAGGCAGAAGAAGAAACCATAAAGGCAAAGGGCGCAATAGGTGCTTTAGCTGGAACGTACAACGACCTTGCAAATGCAGCCACAAACGCAAATAGTAAATTAGGAGGAAAGGATTTAGAGAAGAATATTGAGGATAGACGTACAACGTTACAAAAGCTTATTGATGCCGCATCAAAAGACGGACTGACTTTCAAAATCAATGTAGATAGTCTCGATGTAAACCAACTTAATACTACTTTCAGTAAGGTTGAAAAAGAGTATAAAAATTTCGTTGATAACATGGAGATTCTCAGAAGAAACTATGCAAAGAATGATGCAAAGAATACTTGGTTTACTGATGGACTTGATGATGATGCAGACGATTACAAAGATGCTGTGATTGATGCTCTCGCAAAGTCTTCGCAAATGGAGAGAGTTGTAGCAAACATTAACGCAAACTATAAACAAGCCACTTCGACCACGAAGAAATACTTTGATGAGATACGTGCAGGTCAAAAGGATAACGAATCCAACATTGACTATATGACACGTATGTATGAGTTGATAAAGAAAATCAACATAGCACAAGGCGGCAGCGACTATAAAATGCCATCTTTCATTGGTACTTCGCAAGCTGATTTCAATGACCTTATCCGTGCGATGAACAGCGTACAAAATAAGGCGCAAGAATTGAACAGCGAGTTTGATAATGTTTTTGCAGGCATGAAGGAAGCGTTCAAAAACGACCCAATAAAGATACAAGCATTTATTGATAAAATTGCGGCAGAGCGTGATTGGAATCAATACGAGAGAGACCTTGCTTATAGGCACTTTGGTATCAATGTTTTCATCAATAAAAACTCGATGGAGAAAGAAGTAAACTGGGTTGATGATTATCTCTCTGGTTTCTTTGCAAAGAAAAAGTATGGTATCAATCTCGTTGTCAAGGAGATTACAAACGATAAGGCTCTTGAAAGTTTCCTTGAAAAAGGTGATGATGCGGCTAAAGCCGCAAAGAATTGGCGTGAACTCGAAAAACGTTTGGCTTCCGTAGGAAAGAACACGAAGAAAATCAAAGTTGATGATTCTATCCGAAAGATGTTTAAAGCAGGTGACCCACGTTTAGGTGGAAACACTATAGATGTTTCAACTTTGCGCCAAATGGTTCACGAATACAAGAATGCTGCAACTGCCACCGCAAAGGGATTAGGAGTGAATCCTTTTGAAAAAGAAGACAAAAAAGCAGCAAAAAATGCGGCAAAAGAACAGCGCGATATTCTCAACGAGCGCATTTCTCTGTTGAAGGATATGAGTTCTGAATATCAGAAACTCATTAAATACGAAGGCGAAGAGCAAGCTACAGCCGATGTTCGTAAGCACTTTGCGTTGGCGGCAAAGAATGTTGGTATGAATATAAACAACTTTATCCCAGACCGCCAGACTATTGCGAAGAAGATTGAATATCTTGCAAGCCAATATAAGGAACTCGGAAAACGTGGCAGCGCATTACGCAACGCCACTGAAATCCGTCTTGATATTGATGAGGAATATTTCAAGCAACAACTTGACGATGCGAAGAACAATGCGCAAGAAGCATTCTCACAGCTTGATTTGTTTAAGAAGCTCAAAGGAGAAGGTCTTTCTGATAGCATCATCAAAAGTATGTTCGGGGATTTGACTTCTTCTTTCGATGATGTGCGCAAGTCTATTACAGATGATTTTGAAGCAAAATGGGGTAAAGACCAAACTAAGTGGGGTGATGATGTTGCAAAGGAATACACGTCACAAATGCAGAAACTTGATAAGGAAGTATATCAAGACCAAGTTAATCAAGCGCAAGAGCTGATTAAGGCATACAAGCAGCAATTGACAGACCAGCTTCAACTTGATAGATGGTATATCAATGAGCGTTACAAGTTGCAAAATAATGCGAATATTGCCAAGAATCCAGAGTTGCAAAAACAGTTGCAAGAAAACTTGAATGCGCAATACAAGAAAAAGACCGATGAAAATACTTGGAAGAATTTCAAAAATAGCGACATGTATGTTCGTCTGTTTGATAATCTAGACAAAGTTTCTTCTAAGGCACTTGATGCGATGGCAGAAAGACTACAACAGTTGCGTACAGGACTTAGAAACCTAGACCCAACAGAGTTGAAGACTATTGCAGAACAGATTAATAAGGTCAATGAAGTTCGCAATTCACGCAATCCTTTCAAGGCTTTCACTAGCGGACTTAAAGAAATGATTAAGGCTAGCAAAGACTTAAAGAAGTCGGGCGGCGTAGATAAATATGTAGAGCTTAACGGACTTAAAACAGATTTGACGAGCAAATTACAGAGCCAAAATGCTTATGTTGAGTCTTTGGAACAGGAGTATAACGAGCTAACAAAGATTAAAGGTACGGACGAAAGCGTTGTTGCAGCTTTAAAGTTGAAGTTGACAACAAACAAAAGCATTCGCGACTCTTTAAAATCTCAGTTAAACCTCACCGATGAGCAGATTGCAAAGCTCGGAACGATTATGACTGAGGAAGAGCAGGCAAAAGCAAAGTTCTCAAAATCCGTGACGGATATTACAGACGTAGTTTCCACAATGGCTAACTCGTTTAATGCTCTGTTTGAGGCACTTAGCGGTTCTGATGCTAATTTAGAGAACACTCTTGATATTGTCAGCAGCATCGGTCAGGCGGTCGGTTCGTACTATAGCGGAAACTATGCAGGTGTCGTATCGGGCGCAATGGGCGCGCTTACAGGCGTAGCTAAACTCTTTAGCAACGAAGGAAAGATTGATAAGGAAATTGCACGCCAAGAACGCGCTGTAAATTCCTTGCAACACGCTTACGAAAAGCTTAAAAAGAGTATGGACGATGCCTTTGATACGCAAAAGCTCTACGAATACAACCAAAAATCGGTCGATGCCCTTAAAAAGCAGCAGAAGGCGTACCAAGCAATGATTAACGCAGAGCGCGGTCGCAAGAAACCTGATGAAGGTAAGATTCAAGAATGGGAACAGAAGATAGATGATTTGAACACAACAATCCAAGAATTAGGTGAGTCTATGACAGAAGCACTTGGCGGCTTCGGTTCTCAGTCTAACTACAAATCTGCTGCTGAAGCTTTCTCGGAAGCGTGGGTAGATGCTTTCAAAGAAGGCAGTGATGCACTCGAAGCACTCAATAATAAGTTTGAAGAGTATTTCAATACAATGCTTACCAAGCAGTTGATGAATAGAGCTACTTCAAAATACATTCAGCCTATCCTTGAAGCATTCGACAAAGCGGTATCTGAGGGAAGCGAAGGTGGAAACAATGGTCTTGACGTTACCAAGAAAGAACTCGAAGGTATCAAGGAACTGAAAGACAAGAATCTTGCATTATTCAATGAGTATGCAAAGAACTTGATGGATGTTCTCAACGTCAAACCTACTGGCAGTTCAAATATCTCTGCTTTGCAGCAAGGTATTCAGTCTGTAACTGAATCAACCGCACAGGCGTTGGAGTCGATACTCAACAGCCTACGATATTATGTAGCCACTCAACAAGCAGATGTCCGTATCATCCGCGACACTCTGTTAGAAAAGCTCGGCAATAGTATCAGCGCGATAACACAAGATACGTCAAGCAGTCCTGTACTCATTGAGTTGAGATTGCAGACAACAATACTTACTGATATTCGCGACACCTTGGCTAGCTGTGTAAAGGGCGGTCACAAGCAAGGAAGAAATGGTATCAAGGTATTTATGAATTAGTTTTCTGTGTTCTATATATAAAATTAGGGCAAGCTCGGTTTCACAACTGAACTTGCCCTTTTTAATCAACATAAATCTAACTAAACCTTAACTAATATAAAAAATAAAATTACACTTTATGTCGGTGTACCGCCGTACACTCTAAGAACTAGAAAATAATATAAATATTTTTACCAAACTTTGCTATTTAAATGAGCTGTAAGACGTTATTTCTGCTCATCCTTACAACTATTCCACTCTGACACATAAATCGTTCCTAGCGTCATATTTGCGTCATCGTAGCTAATGATTTTAACATCATTATCCTCTCCGTACTCTATGAGGTCACATTTTCCTTTGCATTCGATGCGAACTTCACTCTTTCCGCACACATAAATGCGAGTAACCATATTCTCAGGAACTTCAATTTCCAAATCCTTGCAGTACGCGACAAGAATAATCGTAGAGCGCGCCTTGATAACTCCATGAGCACCTATATACATTTCGCTGGTATATCCGTGCTCGTTACATTGATAGAATCCATTGGCAAACTCACCAAACTCTTTCAAAAGGTACTCTTTTGACAATCCCCATCCGAAAGCAATAGAATCAGCCATAAACTCAATTCCGTTTGAATCAAGAGCCATATTTACCAATTCTCGCTTACTCGATGCAGAATCCCATTTCCCTTTATATTCTCCGCACAATCCCAATCTTAGGGCATTGCGCTTCAATGTCAATAATTCATTGCTATTCCCCATACCATTCTCTCAATCTATCGTTAATTAAAGTGTTCACATACGCATAGGTTTTGTCGTACCCGATAAGCTCGTGACACTTGCGGACACATCGCATAGCAGATTTCTCATTGATGTCCGCGCGCTGTGCGATAACGGCATAGGAAAAGCCATACCGATTGTGTAGAACGTCAAGAACAAAGTTCCTTGCTACCGCTCTCGCAAAAGGAATATTAGTATTGCCGACATATAAATCATCTGCATTCACTCCTTTCTTTTCCTCAGTACTCATAGCCGTGTTCACTTGTTCGCAAACCATCCGCTCTACCTTATCCATCGTATCATTACCTAAGTATATCATAGCCGTTAAATCTTATTTTTATCTTTATAAACGTAACCTACCGTATCACAAGGGTATTTATCATCTGGTGACAATACACCTGCATCTTCCATCTTTTGTCTGAAATCCACAGAAACCATAGGAACTAACTTGTGTAATCTAGAACCATCGGCGGCAGCCCAAATAGGCTTTAGATATTGAACAGGATTCTTAACCTTTACACCATCCCATTTGATTCCGTTCTGAATGAATGGTATAAAGATACCGTCTCGCTTCACTCCGTTGGCATCACACATCTTTACAATTCTGTAATCTCGGAATAGTCCGTATTTCAGTTCTATATACCATTCATTATACATAAGCTATTCCTTTCCTTGATTAAGAGCCTCGGCTGCTTGCTCTGCCAATATTGCCTGCTGACCGTGCTCAAAGTTCTTCCTCAAGTCTTCCTCTGTCTCTTCGGAAACTGGAGTGTTCATTACAGTTTCCAACTCTTTCTGCATACGACCGAGGTAATCCATCTTGTTCTTTGCGAACTTTGCAGCATCATCTGCATCAGTGAACGCTGTAATCGGATGAGTAATGTTGGCTTCTGTGATGATAACCATGCTATCAAGCATATCCTGATAAGTAACATCTGTCTCAGGGAAAATATCATTTTCTTTCCCCTTTACTTCGTTCTTCATCGCGACAAGATTTTCAAGCCACGCGAATGTTGTAGTGGTAAGCGCGTGTCCTTCCATATCAACACCGCCCCAACGCTTAAAACGTGCTTCAAATCCAATATGTGTGTGGAAAATAGCACTATTCTTCAAAATGACAACAAAGAAATGTCCGAAGTCAGTAACGCTTTCAACATCCTTCTTGTTGATTCCGTCAACAACTTTAAGCAAACCTGCATTGTTGTCAACATTCTTCTTTTTTGCAATTCTAGCCATAACTATATATTATTTTTGTTCAACAATCGTTTTGTACTCGAAATCCCTGCAAGAAGGATTTTCTTCCGATGTGTATCTCTTCTCCGTGGTATTATGACAAATATCATTCTTGAAGAAGAAACAATCCTTGCAAGTGTAATCAGTCTGTTCCATGTTCCAATAATTTTATTTCGTCTTGGATATAAAACACTGCCTTACGCAAGTCCTCGATGCGCTTCTCAGTCTTGGTCTTGTTGCCATCCACCTTATCCTTGCGCAAGAGATACTTGATAGCGTTCCCTGTATTGAAGTCAAGGTGTCTGCAAATATCCAAGGGTTCAACACCGCACAAATCTTTCAACCACGCGTAATGGGATGGGTGAGATACTTGCTCTGACTTTTCGCTTGCAGATTCATTTGCGAAGACGGAAACCTTAGCTAATTTATCCATATTTACACCAATGATTTCATTTCTTTTAGGACATGATATTACACACATTCCATCAATCATATCAACGACTTTAATGGCAAAGGAGTCACATATATTGTTAGGGTCTATAATCTCGATAAACCCAGGACTAGTAATATCTTCCAAATCGACCTTCCTAATCTGCAAGATAGAGCCAATCTTAATATCTTCTATTCTAATCATAAGCTATTTCTTAACTAAACGTTCATAATACTCCTTACACTTTTTGTAAGCCTCCGATTCAGACAATGCCATAGCATCATCAAAAGAAATACTTTCATCCATCAAGAACAATCTAACGTTCCTCTCACCAAGCTTCTGTAAGTCTCGGTTAATATAATGCGAGAATCCGATTTTTGAAGCCTTGGCAGTATTCTTTGCTTGGAAATAGAATTCATCATGCTCATCATAAAATGTTCCTTCCTCGTACACCTCGCACATCACACCTTTTTTACAAAGCTCTGTGTCGTGCTTTGTTTTGTCAAGCTCGTACACGTGAATACCAGTAATGGTATCTATCTTATCGTGACTTCTCCATCCATTCTTCAAAACCTTATAGCAATAATTTCTCATAAGCTATTCCTCCTTGTCTTTAATCTCAATAAAATCGCCTTTGCCCAAGCGTGCCTTGTTGATGCAAGACCCAATCCAGCCAGTCAAGTAAGCAGATGCCTCGCCGCCATGTTCCATACCAATCTCTTCTTCGATATGTTCGCAAGCGTGGGTGGCTTCATGACAGCAGGTGTTCATGGTCATACATTTTGTATTCTCGAATAGCAGCAAAATGCACTTTCTTCTGTCATTTTTCGCCATGCATCCCCAATATGTATATCCATCACAACGCTTGAAGTCGTATTCTTCAATATCTGAGCCATCATAGTTTGAGAAACACTTTGATATATCATCGTATTTAACTCCTATGGCAACACATAACTTGTGCGGATAGATTGGCTGGTCGTATTCGTAATATCCTTTCTTCTTCATATTCTCAACTATTTCTGTTTTGCCACAATCTCGATAGCAGACAATAATGTCTTCTCGCTGATACCTTTTCCACTACCAACACCATCTTCCTCTATCTTCTCAATAGAATTTTTTATAGAGCATACTGCATCATTTATGCTATCTGCACTACTCATTGTATTTTCGATAGCTGATTGTAGCTCATCGAAACGCTTGTCTATATAGTCCTTCAATCTTTCTTCGTGCTCTATAACGGTTACAGAGTTTGAGATTTTCCCGTGCGCCCAGCACCTATCTATGCATTCGTAATAATCACCTTTTTCTTCGCTGTGCTTTTTACCAGATACAACTCTTAGCTCAACAAAATTTTCTCCGTCCATTACCGCATAGACACCATCTCCAAATGGATATAGTTCGGCTTTTTCGAAATCCGACCTACTTTCACATCCTTTGTAAGCGACCTTTCCTAAAACATTAACTCTAATTTCCATATCTCAACTATTTATTATGTAACCTACCAATATGCCACTTTGAGCAAACCTTGCATAAGTAAGGATGCCAACCAAGTGCCTTCAACCTCGGAATCTGATTCAGAAACTCCCAAGCATCATCCTCTGTCTCATAAGCAACCTTTGCCTTCCATGAATGAACCTTCTTAGTCCAATGTTCGGGGTCTGGTTTGAACGGCGGTACTTTATTAGGATTGTGATGGTTATTCCTCATAGCTCAATGATATTAATGCAACTATCATCAATCGCGATATAGCAACCAAGTGTCTCGCGTCTGTAGCCGCCGAAATCAATAAGTATCTCAGAATCTTCACTTGCGCAAATAAACTCTTTGTTGGCAAGCAATTCATCCTTCGTAATGGTTTTCTTAACCTCACTAAAATAAATTCTTCCAACCATAGGTGCATTGATAATGCCGCCGATTTTTACAACATCATCATCCGATGTTATATATATGATAGGTAAATCACCTTTTGCATTCTTAAATTCCGTATTATTTAAAAGCTCTGATTTAGTCATAATCTGTTATTTTTTAGTTGATGATGGTTTGCGACAGCGTTTCTTTGTCGTGTCGCGCTTGCTAGCAGTATAATCCAATGCCGATTTCTTCGGTCTTCCTGGTTTTCGCTTTACAGGAACAGCTTCTTTATTCGGCAACTGCAACGTCTCACATTCCTCATCTTCGCCAAATTCGTTCTCAAACTCTCTTCCTTCACGCTTCTCTGAATCGGCATCATAGGCACGTTTCCACTTGCGCTTGGCAACCTTCAACTGCTCTTTTTTGAATGCCTCTGATTCCTCATGAAGTTTATCGTAGTCTATCTCAGGTGCATCAAACTCACCTTCAATACTGCATTCGGGAGTTTTCTCAACGTCCTTTGATTCCATTTCCTGATGAATGCGGTCTTCCTCTGAAATGTATGGCTCATCGCCAACTTTCTGCTTATGACTGGCATTATACTCGTCAATGAACTCTTTTATTTCCTTCTTAGAGCATCCATCTTTCCTCATTTCAGCTAACTCAAACTCGAACTTCTGACGTTCAATGTCCTCAAATCTCGTTCCATCCAAATCGCTTCCTTCATTGAGTACGTTGATTTTCTTGTTTTCCTCATCAGCTCTCATCTGTTTGGCAATGGCAATCTCCAATAACGCGTGATTAACGTCCGATTCCGTCATTTCATCGACCTCATAAGCCCTAGGGTCTTCACCAAGCTCGTTTTTCAGAAAGTTCTTCTTTGCTTCGATGCATCCGCTCGGCAAAAACTGAGCCTCATCAAGATACATGTAAGGATGAATGCTCTTGATAGACATGATAGGACTCGGTGTACCGAAGTCTTGCAAAAGCTTCATGTATTTGTCTGCATTCTGCTGATAAATGCAGTAGCATTCCTCCAAATTGCGCTTCTGAACAAGCACAACTGCCATTATCCAGAATGGGTCTTTACCATCCGTGTAGCGTTTCGGCAATCCATTCGTCTGCAACGATGCCGCTTCCAACGCCCTGTCAAGTGATTCTTCCTTTATTCGCATACATTCTCAACTGTTTAAAAGCATCCGCCGACCGTAGAAGGAACTCGAACCTTCTGTTTGCCTAGACTTGTATGGAGATACGTCCTACCGCCTTGCGGATGCTGTTGTTTCTATTTTCCGCCATTCTTCAACCAATCTTCAATCGTGGTACTGTCACCATCAAACGACTGACCGAAGACGTTTACCAACTTAACCGAACAAAGCAGATACGGAATGTTCTTGATGTTATCCGTTGATGGCTCTGTAGCATCCTGTACCAAAAACAACGCTTTCTTCTGTCTGTAATCGTCATACCACAGAATCAGCGAACCCTCCAAGTAAGCATACAGACTATCCCATGCTTTCTCGGCAGCTTTTATCTGGCCAGTAACGGAAAGCTCGGTAGTTCCGTCAACATCATACCCGAACACGCAGACTGACAATGTAGCGTTGGTGCTCTCATGCCTAGCATTCGGGTCAACAAACACTCTCAACGCGTCACTCTCAGGATAGCTCTCGGTATATACACCCTTCTGCTTACCCTTGGAGTTCAATCCGTCCAATGACTTGTAGCGGACAGAACCGCCGCCGAAATCATCCTCCAGACTCTTGCGCAATCCGTCTGCCTTCCAAGCTCCCTGCTCGGACTTCAAGTAACGCTGTATGTAGAATTTCTTTTCTGCCATATTCCAAAGTCGGTAATTTGTAAATCAAACATTTATGCTGCAAATATACGCCAAAAAATCAAGCCAAAAATGAACTTTACATAGTTTAACAAAATGCAAATTTGTACCATTTTCCCCATATCCCCAATTAAATATATGTTATCCGTATAAATCAGATTTTTCATATTGAAAATTTAACATTTGAACTCTTTCCCATATAATAATAACACGTAAATAAACCATTGTACTCTCGCGCGCAGCCGTAGTAGGGGATGTCAACCCCTGTATATAGTAAACTATATACTCATCCCCTAAGAAGAATGCTTCGCAAACACCCCCTGCAATAGGTTGTCGAAACTGCAATCCATATATAGCAAAAATGACCTTAAAGTAGAAAATAGTCTTACTTTTCCGCAAAAATAAAAATAGCTCAAAAGTTGCGTTCTAAGACGTTCAAAACAATCTGGTGATAAACTACACCACGAAGCTGCATAAAACGCTACCTGACGCACAGAAATAAGCAAAAGTAGATACTATGAAACTTTATGCAAAAAGAAAAGTAGATATGATGTTCTCAAAAATGCTCAAAATTCGGTAGAAAAGCTGAATTGGTAAAATCGGAGTATTTTACAAAAAAATAAAAAATAAAAAAATAAAAAATTTCGGATGAGAGCTGACCCACCCTGCGAGTGCCCAAAACGGGGGGGTGGGGTGTAAATTACCCTATATAGGTATAAATCACTGAAAATCAGCGTTTTATTTGCGACAAAAACGGACGTATTACGGCAAAAAGCGGCAAAAAGCGGATTTTTCTTTTCTGTTTCTGTTTTCTGTAAATAATCCAAAATAAGAGAAAAAGCATAGAAACAAGAAGTAAAAAGATAGAACGTTTCTGCAAATGTGCTGAAAACTCGAAATTCCCAAAAGGTTTTCTATTTACCATAATACTTTGCATAAACATACATTTTTACTTTGCATAATTATGCAGAAACTTGCATAATGTTTCACATACAAATTTCGTGAAACAAAAAAGCAAGTGAAAGCGGAAACAGAAAAAGACGTCTGCAAACGTACCAAAAAACGAAAGATAGTACAAACATACATCTAAGACGGAAAACGGCTGCAAAGATATTCAAACGACAAAACAGATACTTTCTATCTATCAAGCGAGAAAAAGCCTATAAACGGCAAATAAAAGCGTTTTAGATGTTTTCCCTATGTATAAGGTACGTGCGCACGCTACCATATAGAAAAACGGCTGCAAAGGTGCAAAGATAGAGAAAACAGATAAAAGCAACCAATAACCCCGATTTAACCTATCATTTTGCAAAGTGGAGATAGCAATTTATGTAATGATTTAAGAAAATGCAGTTATTTTCAAGAAAAAAGCTAGAAAAAGCGTAATTTTTTGCCGAAATATTTTGCAGATACAGAAAAAAGCCGTACCTTTGCATCACAATCAAGAAACAACGAGATTACTTCTAAGCAGAGAATCCTGTTATATCTATATTGTGTGTTCTTTGGCTTATTTACATTTAGCGTAATAAAATCTATCTTATATATTTGTGCGCTGCTATCTTATCATATAACGTATTACGTGTAATACAACATATTAGATATTAGATAACAACAATACCAAAATATAAGGTATACGGATAAAAGCTAACAAACCGTATCAAGTGATATGTTGATAATACTATATAGTGTATTGATTATTAGGTTTGTTATTTTCCATCAAGGTTAAAAAACGGAAAAGCGGCTGCATGCTAATTGCAGTAGTAACAATTCAAAATGGTTTGGCTATTATGCGGAAGGTAGCTACATTATTACTTATTATTCTCAGCGTTGAAACATCTTAAAGTGAGTAGCGAAAAGTTAGAGTAGCGAAATGAAATAGATGATAAATGAAAACCAAATATAATAAATAAGTAACTGTTATATGTAGGCGAAAACCTCAGCCGCTGGCAATTAGGCGGGTTAATTGATAGCCACAAATTAGTAACTTAAAATTTAAAGCAATATGATGTACAATGAATTTATTGAGCGTGTAGGAATGAAAGTATCATCTTCTGAGTTTGAAATTATCAATAATATGTATATGCTTGCAGATGTTGATAAAGATACATTTTGTAAGTTGTGGGCAAAAATGAACTTTGCAAGAATCAAGACTGCAAAGGATGAAAAAGCAAAGGAGGAAAAGGAGGAAAAGGCTATCGAATATATCACAAAGGTATATAATAAGCTATCCACAAAGTTAAACAAAGATTTTATGATTAACTTTAATATGTTAGCTATCCACGTTATCGGCTCGGCATCTTATAAGAAATTGGTAGATGCTATGCACGTATGCGGTATTATTGAGATTGATGAGTATTGCCCACTTGGTCATTACGTATCAACTCTGGACAGCTCGATAAATGAGTATTGGGATAAGGTAGCAGAAAAGCATATTTAAACAAAAAACCCACTACCTTAAAAAAGTAGTGGGCGAATCAAGTTAAAAGAAAAACTAATAACTTGGATTACTTCTAAGCGGTTGCAAAGTTATTAGTTTTTTCCGATATAAGCAAATTAATTAGTAACTTTTAAATATTTTAGGTATGAAGACTTATAAAACAAATTATTCAGTAGCTGTAAATTGGTGTAATAATGCGCTTATACTCTGCAACAATATTACAGAGATAGACCCTTCTGTATATGATAATATGCGCTTTGAACTGTTCGATGAAGAAGACGGCACACAAAGAGATATTTATCAGTGGTTTATTACAGATTGCACCGATGACGATGTAGAGTACCTTGAGCAAACATTTGGATTGCTTTTCACTTATTCAGACTTATTGGATAAGTTTATTCTTTGCGTTGACCATTTCGGAACAAGTTGGGATTACGTTGAATGGACAACTACAAACGAATTGGCAAAAAGAGAATTAGGAGAAAAGAAGTAATTTAAACTAATTGGAGGGCTATATATGACAAATAAAGAAATTGAACGCTATAGAAATAGCTATAAGGTGGTGAATGGTATTGGATTTTGTCGTGTGAATAATGATATAAACGGAAATCCCCGATATGTAGTGCATTTTCTCGCTTTCACTACTGACGAAGAAATGAGAAACGACAATTTAAGCCAAAGTCAATTGTATGCAATTGCCAAAAAGCGTGCAAATGATTTGGGATTTTCCGTTTATCGTGCAAATTGGTACGGAGGCGGTTTTGTTGGGCAATCTTATTCTTTGATTGATACGGCAAATAAGATTAATGATATAGTAAACAAGTAACAATACCCTTTGCACTCGCTTATGTGGGTGCAAAGGTACAAACAATATAAGATATGAATATAAGTACAAAATGGGTAAGTACTGAATATAGAAATATTCAGTTTCATGTTGATATTGTAACTTTTGAAATAGCAACAAAGAAAAGCAATATTAAATCACTTTCTAGCCTTCTTGAAAATTACACCAAACTAGTACAAAAAGGCTTTATTAATACCTTTTGCGTGCTCGAAAATTCTTCTAGTATGTTTGTTGTAAAGGTAAGCGCAAACGTGGATAGACTTGTTTACTTAGATACTACAACATTAAATCTAGAAATTGGTAACATTAAAGATTAGTTGGAGTTATGGATATAACAATACCTTTCGTTTTTGCCCTTATATCTTACGTATTAGGCATTATTGTAGGGCGCAATTGGAACAGATACGTAAAAGAGTAAATAACCTTTTAAAACGCAAAGAAAATGAGAAATACAGGCATAAAAGGATTATTAGAAAATATTGGTAACTTCAATGGGTGGAAGGGTAATATTTGCCTTTATTTTACCAAAAAAGAAGTAAGAGCATTAAAATGTTATGGAATAACTGAAAATATGGATATTAAACAAGCATATTTGAAAGTATCATAAAACATATTGGATAGGTGCAAAGATAGTCGGTATCTCTAGACTGTTCGATTCAGTTTGCACCACAAAGTAACATTAAATAATTAGCAATATGAATAAAGATTTAAAGAAATTAGCTAAAATCTTGCGTTTACTTGATGTTTACGCAAAGATAGAAGAAAAGGGAACGGAAAACGAATTCCTTTGCGTTCGCGAAAAGAATGGTAATTCAAATTATGAATGGCAAATTTGGCACGTTGGTGCCCATTATGAGCTGCATTTATTCGTTAATAACGAATTAGTGTATGACCAAACATATTTATATACTACATTATTTGTTGTCGGACAATTAACAAGTGACATCCAAAAGTACTAATTAAATAGAGTGTGCGCCCTTATATTTGGTTATTGGTACAACTTACCAACTAGCCAAATATAAGGCTATATAGAGTAAATAAACGGCTAAATCTAGAAAGTTATGTTATATGTAATTACAATAACTCTCGAAAACATTTGCGAGGGCAAAGAAGATACAAAATTATATCAAAGGTTTTTTAAATCAATTGGTAGTGCAAAGAAACAACTATCAGAATTAAGAAAGAAGATTCTAGATAAGGGCTACAATTACGCATTCAGCGGAAAAAATTATCATTGTGGAGATGGCTCTATTTGGTATTGTTACGATAATGATAACTTTGATGAAGTTACAATAACACTTGATGATGATTTGGGCACATTTTACAAGACTATAGATAATAAATTTGTGCTTAACAATTCGTTTGGTAGTGGATGCTGGGATAGCGAAGAAAAAGCATTAAAAGATATTTTCAACAATCCAAAATATACCTTTGATAGATTCTTTTAGTTGTGACTTAATCAAATAGCCGTACTTACCTATAAGGTACGCAAGTTTGCGACTTGGTACGGCACAATTAATAACATAAAGATATGATAGCAGAAATAAGAGAATATTTGGAAAAGCCTTCTCATTCAGGCAAACGTTATCTGGTTAAAAAGATAGTTGGTACAAAAGATATAACATAGAAAAGAAAGTACTAGACTATATGGATGCAAGAATGAACAATAAAGCCTTTATAAGGGTGATTGAGTTTAAGGTAGTAATAAAAAGCGGCAAATATACCGCTTACGATTGGACTTATAAACCTACATACAGATAGTTTGATATTGCTTAAAAGTTACTATAGCCGTGTGTAGTTAAAGACTACCTCCAAAAGCGAGATTTGGCACGGCACAAGTTTAATATAAAGATAGGAGAAAATAATCATGTTAGCAACAGATAAACAAATAAAGTATCTTTGCGCCTTGGCTGATAAGGTAGAAAAGATTAAGGCTATAAATAAGAGTGCAAAGGTTATTAAAGCAAATTTGCCTGAATATATAGATTGGGCAAAGGAAAGAAATAAAGGTGTAACCTCATTGGATGCAAGCATCCGAATAACAGCGTACAAAAGCATTATTTTCGGCTGCAATAATACATTTGTTCTCTGTAATATGAAACAAGTATAATAAACAAAAAAAGATAGGAGAAAAGGAAATGATAACTACAGATAAAATTCGATATAACATTGGCGAGTACCTTTAGAATTACTGGCAGAATAATAACGATATAGAGTCTATTAGAAATGCTGAGAAAACTCTAAGAAATGAGATAGAAATTGGATTAAGAAGACGATTTAAAGACTTTTGCGAGTATCAACTACTTTGCAATAAGTTGGGTATTGAAAATAAACTTAATCTTGAATAGGAGATAGAGAAATGAAAAAGTATATTGTAACTTTGGCAAATATGCCACAGAATCAAATAGCCTGCATTAATAACCATATTGCAGTAGGTAGTCTTTTTGAAGTTGGTGAGAGTATTACAGACAATACCCTTCACTCTGGAAAGAATATTGTAGATGATAAGCGAGTTATTGATACATTGGTATGGTACAAGCAACATCATCAAATCGGGAATGATAGTATATCAATCTTAGAGCCGTTAAATGTGTAACTTTTAAATAATTGGAGATATGATACATACAAAAGATGAATTGGTAGCTGAATATGAACGTACAACAAAGTATTATAAGGAGCATAAAATTCAGCGTAATTTTAGCAAATATGCAGAAATGTTTTGGTTATTGTTTGACGATGGGAACAATCCGTATATGTGGTCGATTGATACCCTTTGCAGTTGGTTTCCGGAATGCAACAAAGAAGAATTAGAAAAAGAATTGGATAAGTACATTTAAAATCTAGCAATATGAGCGACAAAGAAATGAATTTGGCTATCTTAAACAAGCTGTATGAGATAGCCGATAAGGTTTTTAATGAGGGTGTAAACGTAAAAGAAGGCAATTACACCGCATCAGATTTGGCAAAGATGAAGGATAGCGCATTTAAAGATGGCTATTTGAAGACTGAAAAGAAATCATATAAGAATGAGTGTAATAAGCAAGTAGAGAAAGATTGCTTTATTGCACCGATGGCGAGCGTGAATGTGCTATCTTTTGTGTGTTCCTTCTGTGTAGTTCAAATCTTTGCTTTGGTAGCTAAGTTTGAAAAGTTAGCTAGCATTGGTAGTAAAAAAAGAATGTTTATCAAGCAGAAAGATAATAATGAAGTACTTTGCACTGTTAAGGTACTCATTAATAAATACTACTCTAAGCTATCTTTGCATTGTGCGAATGATGATTTGCGCCCTTCTATGAAAAATGTATGCTTGGATATTAGAAACGGAAGAGCAGCCGCTAGCGATGGTCACACGATGATGATTAAGGGCTTGGATGTGGTAAGCACGGAACATTTCACATACGATTACAATTTGCCTTTGGTAAACGGTAAAGACTTTAAAAAGATGTGCTCATTGGCTAAGTCTGGCAGTACTCTTACTTGCAAGTTGGTACGTGAACCAGATGGCAATACATATTGGGTATCTGAATGCTGTGGATATTACTCTAAGACTGAGGCAAACAGATACGTAAATTACTCTTCTGTATTACCTAAGATTAATCCTGATAATCTTTGCACCATCAACGAAAAGACTTGGAAGGGTATTTCTAAATGGTTGAAGAAAAACAAAGGTTTTAACTCTATCGGTGTAGTAATAATCAAGCATAAAGAAAATGATAATCGTATTACATTCACAATTAACGGAATGTATGATAATCATGATGGTATTGAGATTTCTTGCGAGTGTGAAAACGTACCAAACAAGAATTTTGCGATTGGATTAAAGATTGATAGTCTGCTGAGATTTGAAAACTTCAATTTTGCACTTGGAAGATATGCTAATGAAGCTTTGGTATATGTAGGTAGTTTGGAAGTTGGTATGATGATGCCGATGTTTATTGATGATGAGTATAACGGTTTCAAACTATCTGACGGCTGCATTGGCGCATACGATTATTGTGGATTTGCTGAGCCTTTTGATATGCCTACAAATGAGCCTACAGAAGACGTTATTCCTGCAAAGGTGGATAATGTTACAACTGAGGAAAAAGAGTGCGCTACAGAGAAGAAAACTGAGCAAACGAATAAATCTGCAAAGGTAGTATCATTGGATAAGCCTAGCAATAAGTTTAGCTTTGATGCTATCGGTGTAAATGTAGGCGATACACTTACCTTCATTGATGGCACAGAGGTTATTGCAGCAGAAGACAATAAGGTATCATTTTGTGGTGAACTGTTTACATTGTCTGGATTCTGCAAAGAGTTTATGCCCGATGATAAGCGAACAAAGAGTAATTCCTATCGTGGATGCGCTTTCTTCTTTAAGGATGGCGTTAAACTGGAAAAGCTATTTAAGGAGCAGCAGAAGAAATCATTGGTATCAAAAGAAGAGATTGCAGCCGTACCTGATGATACATTGGATAGCGTGCCAAATGAGCATCTAGCGAGCGAGAAATGCACCGAGCAGACAATTACACCACCTACAAAGGAAAACGTCTCAGAACGCAAAGAAACGACATCAACCGCAAAGGTTGTGACTATCTCTATCGGTGTTCCTTCATGCTTGGATATTCCACCGAACAATATGCGGTTGGATATTGCAGCAAATAAGCCGTTAAATTCGGCTGTAGGCGATTGCTTATGTTGTGTTGGTAAAGTAGTACACACACTACCTTTGCCGCCTCCACAGAGTAAAGAAATGAGTGAATTAATAAAAGTAAATCAATTAATAAAGAAACAGAAATGGAAAAAGAATGTACAAAGAAGATTTTAGATAGGTGTGTTGCAAATAACAGCCTACTACCTCCACTATGGAAAGATAAAAAAGGAGACCGTCTGTATCACTCGAATTATTACGACTTTGTAGTGTTGCATGATGGTACTCTATATGTAATGAATACAACAAGCTCTTTTACAATAAAGACACTTGGAGAACTGAGAGACAAAGCAAAATATATAGGATTAAATCCAGAGTGTTGTTATTAATAAAGAAACAGAAATGGATATAAAAGAATTATTTGAATGGGATAAGGAATACTATGGTATTGACTTAGACAAAATACAGAAAGAGTTTATCAAAGCAAAGACTGCCATAGAGAAGTCTTGGCTAAGAAAGAGTACTCTTTACGAATTCGAATATCGAATGCAAAATACAGAAAACCGAATATTAAAGTTTGGAGATATAAGAATCAAGTTTCGTTTAATAGGGTGTGATTCATGTGTATTTAGTGTTGTAAATGATGACGAAACAATTGGTGATTGTGTATTTCATATTTGTACTTGGTTAGAAGGTGAGCGCATTCTTAGTGATTGTGTTCAATTTGATTCTCATCATGTTCGTTTTTATTTTCATTTTGATTACAAAAGTGGAGAATTGAAGGATTTTTCACGTGAATCATTGAGATAAGGAGAAAGCAATATGTTTATAGAACTTACGACAAGCAAGATTAAAGTCTTGGTTAATACGGCACAGGTTGCCTACATTAAGCCATCCGAGTATGGTTTGAGTAATGGTCGTTTCATTAAAGGAACTGCCATTCATTTTACGAATATGATTAATAGTAATGGCTCACGAATAATGATTATCGATGAGACTTACGATGAAGTTAAACAATTAATGAAAGGGTAAAGTTATGAACGAATTGGAAAAGTTAATGATAGCAGAATCAAAGAAGAATGCTATTGATGATGAGTTGATTAAAGATGAGCAGCAATGTGAATATGACAAAGCCTGCAATTGGGCAACGGAAACGATGGACAAATTAAGTTTTTTGGAAAACTATAAATGCCGTCTTGAAGGAAGTCGCTCATATGGCGCATTCCTCATCTATACAAATGGTCACGGAACAATTGAGGTTGCATTGGCTTTTGAGTATGATAGAAGTATCAATAAGCGCAAAAGTGTCACTAGATACCATACAGATATGCCGCTCAAAATCAATTGGAATTATTCTATGTGTGGTGGCGATAAGTCTGAGTTAAGTCTAGAAGACTTCGTGAAAGAATTGGTAAGACGTGGAATTATTAAGGTAGAGGGTTAAGTTATGAAAGTATATGTAGTTATCAATTCATACAAACATGGATTGGGTGAGGCAGTTGAGGTTGAGGCAGAAGTATTCTCAACCAGAGACAAGGCTAGAAAAGCGATGGAAGGCAAAGGTCTGAACACATTGGAAAGCTATAAGCATTCATTGGATTGTGATGATTTCCAAATCAGCGTATCAGGCTCATTCTATCATATCTCAGACAACGAAGGTGAGACGTGGGATAATTTCGATATTGTAGAACAAGAATTAAAGTAATAAATCATTATTAGGGAAGGTCTATAACAATTAATTATAGGAGATACGACAATGAAACGATTTGAAGATTACGAAAAAGCTTTTAATAAATGCTATGAACTTTTGCACAAACTCACAGCATTAATAAAAGAGACAGGTGGCAACCTCACTATAGAGATAAGATTTACTTATATTGACAAATATCCAATACTTTCTGTTACATACTATTGTAATTACCTATACTCGTTTCTTCCACAAGAAGATGGTACATTTGTTATTTCTACAGACAACAAAGTCTATACAATGGATGAAATTGAAGTGAAGATAAGAAAGAATTGTTTATTAGACTAAAACATAAAGAGCAATGAGAACTATCAATACAGAGAAAAAGCGTATAGAATACGCTACAAAAGGCTGCTATACAAGAATCGAACAACTTTACTAATTTAAAACATAGGAGATTATATCATGTGGACTAAAGAGATTGAAGATTGCTTATCCAAACTTACAAAAGAAGAGGAGCGAGTATTGAAGAGAACCATCACCAAAGGTGTATTTGGTGATGATAGTTGCAGTTTCAGAAACATTCTTGGCGGTATCTCAAAACAAGAAACTAGATGTTTTGTATATCTGACTAACTATAAAAATCCATCTACCAGACGTTTCTATTATAAGAAGACTGAGGAGATATTTAAGTCTATCCGTGCAAAGTTATGCCCAAATGGTGATATTGGTCGTTTCTTTGTTTATCAGAAGGAATGGTGGGGAGAAAATACAAGCGATATTATCCGAGTTCCTTACGATATTCATGTAGCATTGGAGCAGTGGGCAGACGGTGGCATTGACAAGGCGGCTCATTGCCCTATTAATGAAAAAGACCTTGGCATTGACGAGTTGTTAGAAGATTTATTTAACGATGGACATTATTCTTGGAACAAAGATAATACAGAAAAGGTTGGATTTGTCGGCAACGAGCCAATATTGGTACGACAGGAAACCGATAACAAATTGTTAGTTAGATTTCTTGGCGATGCTTGGTGTTCTGATGTTGTTGAGGAATGGGTGAAGAGAATTGAACATGATAAGAACAATGATGTAGATTACGTGATTGATACTTATATGTTTGGAGTGATTGAGAATGACCGAGAGCGTAAAAGCAGCGATTTTCATGTATCATTCTATTATTGTGGATAATAAATAGCAGAAAGTAACGTTTTAAGTAATAAGAGATAGGATAGGAGATAGGAGAAATGAAGACAACAGAAATCAAGAATGAAGGTGGCGCATCTGTAAAATACGACATCGTGAACATCGGCTGTAAGGACTGCCCTTACTGCATGATGGCAGAAGGTCACTATCTTTGCCGTTCGGATAAGAATTGCAACGCAAAGGCAAACATGACCGATGATGATGATGAGCCAAAGCAGAAAGTAATAATATACAGTCGTGTCTCTACTGAAAAGCAGACATTGGAGCAGCAAGAAAGAACAATCAACGAATGGTTGAATTGTCACAATCTGAAAGCTACTCACGAAGTGAAGGAGGAAGGTGTATCGGGTAAGGTATCTTATAAGGATAGAAACCTTGGTAAGGTAGTGTTACCGATGCTTGATAAGGGTGATATACTTATCGTGTCTGAAGTCAGCCGAATCGGTCGTTCCATGAGCGACATCAACAAGTTTGTGAATGACGAGTTGAAACCACGTGGTGTGCGCTTGGTTATCGTTCAGATGGGCATTGACCTTGATTGCAGCCATCTGAAAGCGATTGACGAAATGTTGTTGTTCGCTTTTTCATTTTCGGCACAGATGGAACGTGAACTCATTCAAGAGCGAACACAGAGTGCATTGGAAGTGCGCAAGCAGAAGTTGGCACAAGACGGAGAATTTATCTCAAAGTCAGGTAATGTCGTTAAGAAGTTGGGCAGACCTAGAAAATGCGATTTATCAAATGCACAGAAGGCTGCATCGGAAAAGCGCAAGAAAGAGGCTGCTGAGAAACCTTGTAACAAGGCTATATGGAATGTGGTTAAGAAGTGTACCAATGACTTCACAGAATTAACCACACCTAACTTTGCCGATGCAGCTATGATGTTGCAGCAGATGGGTGTTTATTCGTCCACTGGTAAGGTTTTGACGAAAGAACTGGTAAGAAGTGCGTATTACAATCTACGCTCAGTCTATGGCAGTCAGGTTTATTTCAGACGTGGTTCTGCAAACTATCGTGTAATGCGAGAAAAAGGTATGACTGATGAGGAGATTCAGCAGTATTACAAGGAACTGAATAACAACAACAATAATACAGAGGAGGAATAATTATGTCGGAGATTATTTGTAACAATACAACAACATTTCTTGCAAGACGATTGTTTGATAATGGCGAGTCTTTGGTGTGCAAGGGTGATACGTACAAGAGAGTCGGAACGATTGAAGGTTTAATAACCACACTGACGATTACTGGAAGAGATAAGAATATATATTCTTTCCGTATCATAGACGAACAACATCAACCTTATAAAAACTTGACTAAGGTAATATACAATAGATTGGCAGGCGAGCAAAAAGACTTTATAAGCTCGATTGGTCAGATATTTTTAGACAAGCAGGGTTATTGGGTTATGTTCGAGGATTGTAGTTACCCTTATAACCACACAACGTTGGAGTTTCATAAGATTGGTATTTACTCATAAAACGGAAAAAGTTATGGCATTCTTAATAGCAATTTGGCTAATCGGCACATTGTTCGATTGCGCCATGGGCAGAAATAAAGATTAAAATTTCTGCCCTACACACAATATAATGACGCATATTGCGTTATCTTTTGAAAATAATATAAATATATAGCCCTACGCAGCACGGTCAAGCGGAAAATTATGATTAGCAATTTATCACTTTCAAAGTTTTTTGATACACTTATCGAAATAGACGATAATTTGTTGCTATGCAAGCAATCAGACATATACCAAGGTGTATTTGGTAATGATTTGTGTGATTATGACATCCTTATTAAGGGTGATAACGGCTTACTTATGCAGCCTAACGAGCAGATTAATTATAGCGAGGCTTATTTTGATGATTTGTACGAGAGAGTTCAATCAGATGACGAGGATAACGACACAATATATATGGATAGTGATTTCGATTTTGACAAAATCGCTGTTCGTAAGTTGTCGGAGATTCCGTCAGACATCAAGCGGTCATTTATTGACGTTGAACATGGTATCAATACAGACGAGATATGTGTGACGGACGCTCATATTATCTGTGGAAAAGTGTATGAAGCACCACTCCACACACCGCAGGAATACCCTACACAGGAGTATGAGGATGCGTTCTTATTTGTTGACGAAGAAGACAACAAACGATATATCAAGCGCACATCTCCATTCTTTGCGGACGAGCAGAGAGACGTATTTGAGGATATTACAGAGCAGGAGTTTAAGGAGTTTTGCGAATAAATAACCAATTAAGCCCTCGACATCACGGATAAGGCATTAGATATGAAATTACAAAACTCTACAAAAGAAATAATAGACAGAAGAAAGGTGTATTACGTAACTATCTATAATAGCAGACACATGATTGTTGCATTCTTAGGTAGTGGTTTGCATTATGTTTCGGAAAGAACTGATGCAGCTTTGTTTGATACAAAAGAGGAGGCGCAGGAATTGATGAAGAAAGCGGAATTAAACGGAATTTGTAACACGATACCAGATTTCGTAAAAATGACGGTTTCATCTGATACGCAAGTTTTACTCCAACATTGGCATTTCTAGCCATACAATACCCATAACAAAAATTAAGCCCTCGACATCACGGTTAAGTCACTATAAATGAAAAAGGTTTTAATGTTTATGGCAATTATGATTGCAGCGTTCTCTATGGTGGCTTGCAGTAGTGATAGCCGAGAAGACAATATCCCCGAAGATATACAAAAGACATTGGCAGACTACGATGGAGTATGGGAAGATGATAGTAACGACACAATTTTTATTGCTATATCGTCTAATGGTATGATTAAGTATTATTGTGGAACTCATTATATGGGGAACGGAATCGGTTATCTTAAAAAAAACACTATATATGTTCCAAATGAATACACAGGAATGACGGATGAGTTTGCTATCACAGAAACAAAAGATGGTATTACTTTAAAATGTTCATTGCGTGATGGAGTAAATTCTACTGCATACTGTTCTAAAACTCTGCACATGAGAAAAACAAACGAAACAAATGCATCATTCGCAGGTGATGTTTGGACGCAAAATGGATGGTTTGGTGGTACATCTTGGAATACTTGGTCTCAATGGAGAATCAATATCACAAGCAACAACTCAGCAATATACTACAATTATCATCGTACAAATGGAATATCAAAAGAACATGGAATGTATTGCATTCAAAGAATGTATCATAATACAACTAAATTTCTTTATTCTCATTTGACAGAAGATGATTTTGGATGCTTATATATCTTTTGGTATGATGGTAAGACGATTCGCAATAACGGAAATATTGAATATAGATTTTAATACACTGCACTAAAACTATTTTAACCGCTTACAGAAGAAATTTTCACTATCTCTTTGAGCTCTCAGGTATTTTGCTTATCTTTGCAAAGCAATTATTGGAATTCATATTTCTATTTCAGCCCTGCCGTTGGTGCTCAATGGTGGGGCTTTACTTTCGCATTTCTTTTATACCTATCATATCGCCCTGCATCATCATTTTTGGTGGTGTGGGGCATTTTTTTGTGTTAATTAAACTTAGAAAGGTTAAAGTTGGAAATCCCCGTAAAGCCTATTAAATATAGGTTTTCCATATTTATCCACAACAAAGCGAGTTAATGAGAAATCAGCTAATTTGGTGGTTCGCAGGAATTTATGTACTTTTGCAGTGCTTGTTAGTAGTTGCGCACTAAACAGCGGACATATAAGTATATTTGAGTGATTATTCACTTCCCTATACGAAACCCTATCCAGAGTTCGGAGCGCAACACGAACAAAGGATAGGGTTTTCATTTTCCCTATTCTTTTTCGAGAGTAAGCAAGTAGTCTTGGTGGCTTGTCGGCTAAATACACTCGGCTACACAGACTTTAAACCCACGTCACAAGAGGCGCATGGTGACACCGCAGGAACTGAAGGCAGAAGGCGGGCAGGGCGGGGCGTACCCCGAAAGCTGCTTAGGTTAAGTGCTGTACGATTTGGCAACTGACCCGACCGAAGGGGCTCATTATACTGGGTTCATGTACCTTCGAGTGGAATATTCCTTCCAAACTCTCATCGTTTCAATGAATGATGGGGGTAAGGGGGAGAACCACTCTCTCAGAGGTCTATTGCCTGTTTCATATAACCTTTTTCATAAGGAACAATATTAATTATAAATCATTAAATATAGGGAAGATGATTACAAATCAAGTAATGAAGAGACCAATGGGTAATTTTTTGGTCGAGCAAAGAACAAAAGATAGTATGTTCAATGCTACAAACTTGCTCAAACAATGGAATGAGTTTGTTGAGCATAATGATGATACCCAAAAAGTTGGGTATGTAAAGAAAGACCTTGATGATTTCTTCAATAACAAAGGAATCAAGGAGTTCATCAATGCTTTGATGGAGGAAGAAAATCTACATACCCAAAATTCTGTGTATGTAAAATCGAAAGCAAGGTCTGATAGAGGTGGAGGTACTTGGATGCACCCTATTCTCTTTGTTAAATTTGCAATGTGGCTCAATCCAAGATTTGAGGTTCAAGTTATAAAGTTTGTGTACGACCAAATGTTGAAATATAGAAATGATGCAGGTGATGCGTACAAAGAGCTTGGTACATCTATTGGTAAAATTGTCAGTAAGAAGTTTATGCCAGTAGCTATGTGTAAAGTAGCAAAAGCGATAAATTATGTTGTGTTCGGAAAGCACGAACATGAAATGAGAAATAAGCAAGGAGAAGAAGAAAAACAATACGAATTGTTTAATATGGAGAGACAAGTTGCAATGCTTATTAATGATGGTTTTCTTCGCTCATACGACCATGTAATAGAATATTTGAGAAAGAAGTATGTAGAGAAATATTTGCCATCTGTTCTGAAAGTTAAGTAATATACACAAATAAAACAGAATAATATGTTTGGAGTAGAAACAATCACTCGAAAGTGTGTAATCACCCTTATGGGGGGGCACAAAGTAGTAGGCACGTTATCAATGCCGAAACCGAAAAAAGCTATGTTCCCAGACGAAATGGAACGTAACTTTATCAAGAGTTTTAACGAATCACAGCCTAATGCAGTAAACAAGGCTGTTAGTGTTCACATTTTAAGAAATTGATTATGATGGTAGTAGCAGATAGAATTAGAATTACGGCTCAGATTGCAGTGTTAAAGGAGATTGCTCTTGACTATAAGGGGAAGACAATCGACAACGTTATCCAACAGTTGGAATCGAGATTGGCAGATTAAAATCTGAAACAATAAAATAGTTAGTAATATGGCTAGAATCACAAGAAACAAAGCTGCCGAGATACTTGGTTTATCTAGACAGACAATCAGTAACTACATCGAGCAAGGTCTCATTGGCAGTTGTGTAGGCGAGCATGGTATCTTGTACGTAAATAGTGAGGACGTTGAGAAATACGCCCAGAAGTACAAGATGCTTGCAGCCAACGAAAAGATGATAGATGATAAGCTCAAAGAAGTTGAAGCGCACAAGCGTGCAATAAACGTTGAACTTACCGAGTTGAGAAACAGAACAACCGCAAACGGCAAATTGGCTGCCAACGCTGTTGGTATGCTTTTTGGTGTAATAAACACTATGTCGTATCTTAACATCACTCCAAAACTCAGCTATCGTGAATCTCAGATGTTGAAGGACATCATTAACGGAATGACCTACGATGAATTGTCTTTTAAATACGACCTGACAGCTGCTAGAATCAGACAGATTGTAGACAAGACGTGCAATAAGCTGACGTACAACGAGGATGCCACCATTGCCGATATTGCTACAAATCAAGATTTGAGAATCGTGATTGAGAATCTCAAAAAGAAGTTAAAGGCGGTGCAGACGAGTTATGATGAATACAGACGTGCAAAAGGCGATGTTCCTATCAGTGGTGTGATACTATCTCCATTGATACTGGGTAAGGATGTAAATGACTGCAATTTTCCAGTTCGTATTCTGAATATGTTCCGAGGATACAACGTTTACACCGTAGGTGATTTGCTTCGAAAGTTTCATGGAAAGTCTGACATAGCTAAGATTAGAAATCTTGGTAAAAAGAGTATTTATATTATACTTGACTTTATCGAAGAGAATAATCTTAGCTTCAAGCAGTATGGAGAGAGTGATGAAGACTTCTATATTCGTCTCAATAATTTAATGAACAAAAAACATGAAGAAAATGATTAAGAAATGGTTTGGCTGGTTTGATATTTACTATGCCGAAATGTTATTAGGTATAGCGTTCGCCATAATGAACGCTTGTACTGGCAGTTGGAGTGTTGCACTCGTTTGGTTTGGATTCGTATTCAGTTGGGGAATATTCAAACTGGTAATAAGCGAGGAGAACAGAAGATACAAAGCTCTTGTTAACCTCTCAAAGGAAATACAGAGTAATGAGGAAAAAGCGGTACAGACAACGATATGGGCTTATGATGAGCTGCAACTTGAAATGCAGCGTCACAGGCTGACCGCAATACAAGGTATGAAGTATAAGAATAAGGCTGAGTTTATGCAGCGCAAGAAGAGCCTTACACAATACCTAAAGTATTCTGATGCGATTGACAACATCTACGAACAAGAGGTTGAACGTTTGCATAAAATGGAGAAAGAAATTGAAAAGAAAAATAATGATGGAAAAGACAAAGGAACTGACTCTGAAACAGAGACTGCAAAATCTGAGTGAAGAACAAACACCATTCTTTCACTCGTTTACACCATTCGCCGCAGGATTTACACAAGGTTTCAATTACGAAAAGAAACGTCTTGTTGCCGCATTGGTAAATAACTCGGAAGTTACAAAGGACTTCATCAACGAGCCTATCAGCGTACCAATAAGCGATAGTATTCTGTTTATGCACGCATTCATTGACGGCTCTGTTGACTATCGTAAGAAGATAGAAACTATTCTATCGGATAAATAGCAAGAAAGGGAGGTTCGTAGCCTCCCTTTTTATTTGCCCTTTCTGAAAACTCAAAACGTCGTTTGAGTTTTATTTATTGTCTTTGTTACACTCTAAATCAGCATTCAGATAATCAATGACCTTTCTGTTGGCTTCATCAATCTTCTTGGTATCATATTTAATATAGGTTGATGTTACCGCATTATCCCACATCGCATGACCTAATGCCCTGCCTATAACTTCCATCGGTATATCAATCTCGCTTGCTAGCGTTGCCCACGTATGGCGATTGTAGTAGGTTGAAAGGTAAGGGAACATCGGTTCTTTACTATATTCTCTGAATTTACCTAACCTTTTAAGTCTGAAATTCAAATTGCTCTCAAAGTGTTTGAGATTGAACTTGATGTTATCTTTATACTTTAAAAGGTATTTCTTGCCTTTGTATCGCTTGATAATCTCCAACGCCTCTGGTTCTATCTTTATATCATACAATCGTCCCGTCTTGTTGCGCTTGTAGCATATTCTGCCACCACGAAGGTCTGTTGGCTTCAAATCGAGAAGGTCTGATATATTGATGCCAATCAAATAGAAACCTAGCATAAACAAATCCCTTGATTCACGTTGAGGGTTAGTGTGGAACTCTGCATCACGCAACTGTCTCATCTGTTCTAGAGATAAACAACGCTTTCTTGTTTCCTCACGTGGAAGTACGTACTTACGGAATGGGAATAGGGTTGTTATCTCATTATCAATTGCCCAATTGAATGTTGCCTTGATATTTCTCAAATCAATATGAACTCCGTTAGGCATTCGTCCTCTATCATATTCATGCTTCACAAACTTATCGAGCCAGTCTCTAGTGATGGTATCAAATGTACACTTAGCATCAAAATTTCTGATTCTGATGATAGTCACATCATACACTCTCTTCGTGCCAGCTTTCAGATTCTTGGAATCTGCACACATCTGCATATAGTCGATGAAATTCTTCTCAGCTACCTTGCCACCCTTTATAATCTCTTTCAGATGGCTTTTTAGCATCGGAACATCCTCACCCTTGTGCAGCAGTATATAGTCTTCCACGTTTGAATATAGCTCTGCCAGTCGCTTAGTCTTTGCCTTTGCAGACTTGTCTGAACGTGGAAAAACCATACCATCAAACTTCTCTGTCGATTGCAATCCTGTGTATATATAGAATCTCTTGCACTTATGAGTGATGGAGAAATACACCTTATATGTCTTGTCTTCAACGTAAACCTTCATAATTCTATCTCCTATTAGCTTGCATATTACTTGCAAAGTCTATCAGTTTTTATCATATTTACGGGGTTTTTCGGGCATTTTTTACTTTATATTTTACTCGTTAAATCTCGTAAAGTATTGATACTCAGTGTGAATACTTATCGCGTTAAGTGAAGCTCAATCGGTTCGCCGTTCTTTGGCTCATAGCCTCCCTGCACGCAGATAGAGGCGGTACGTAAATTCTTTTTCATTTGTCGGTTATATTT